CTTTTCTTCCATCAGTCGACCTCTGGTTCAATGGATTGATGCGGCGAGCCGAACGGCTCAAAGGCTAATTTAACGCCATATTGTTGCGCCAATGATTTTGCAGTTTGATGCTGTGCCATTAACGACTCTAAATCGGTTCCACGGTCTGCGGCCACGTCCTGCAAGGAAACGAACCCATTCTGTAATGCGACTTTCTTTGCGTTCGCATCCTTCAAAGGATCGACCCCCTCGAAGCCCCTTGGGAAAAAGTGCGCGCCTTCGCTCCATTTAAAAAACTTCTCTACCGGAAGTTTTAACATGGCTCCGGTGTCGCTTCCTGGAGTTGTTAAGACTGAACTCAACCAGCGCTGATAGATCGGATCGATAAATTGATCAATGAACCACTGCTGTAATGTTCTGTAATATTCGCGGCTTTGTAATGCTTCCTGGCGTAATGATGAATAACTCGCGCCTGTCATGTTCGATGAAAGATCAGAATATGGGACACCAAGACCTGATGCGATTTGCATGATTACGGTTTCCAGCATCGGCTGAAATTGGGAAGTTGGATGACTGAATTCAAGCGGATTCATTTCCCAGCCTGAAGGAAGTTGTTCAATCGAGCCAGGTTCCATGTTTGAAATCGGCGTGTATCCGTCAACCGTTCCATCCATTGCAACGTCATCGCCTGAATTATTTGTGATTGTTGCAACCTTCGCGGCGGCTAATGAACTAGCCACGACTTCGTTTTCCAGATACGTTTGAAGCAGTTTGATGGTCGGCATCGCAGGCGCCATCCAGGGAAGTCCGCGGCTTTGTTCCATGCGCTCGGAATAATAAACATGTATGATGCGCTCGGCGGGTATTCGTTCAAAAGTTCCGCCCAGTGCTTGGATTTCAAACGATTCATAGACCGGATTTTCTCCCATGTTCAGATAGTACGCCAGCGGGCGGCGGGTGCGTTTTTCCTGTTCGATTCCCATACGGATAACATTGCCGCTTCGCAGTACCTCATTCTTTTCAATATTCAAACGGTCGGCGGTTAAAAGTTCCAATTGGAACCCATGCGGATTTCGTCTTCCTTCATGCATATATATAAGCGCTTCACCATCGCGGACCACTGCATCTAAAACCTGGCGTTGAATGTCAAGAAAAGTGTATTGACCTGACGCATCACAACCTGAATAGTCTGGCCCTCCACGCCTTCCCCAATTCGACCATAAACGCTCAATGATATTATTTGCGGCAAGGTCCAAGGACTTATCATCGTTCCGCGCTTTCATCTGCAACCTGATTCCATAACGGCCCAAAACCTGAGTATTGAGAAGTGATATATATTTTTTGGCGAGAGGTTCGTTTTGGATCAGTTCGCGTGATCGTTTGCGGATTGTTTTCAGACGGTCTTTAATCTCTCCATCTGCGCTTCGATCCGTTCCGGTCTGCCAGTTATAAAGCCGCGAGGTTTCCCCTGCGACATAACTTCGATTGAAAACCGCCGGATTAACCCGGCGGGTTTTCTTTTCTTTCCTCCAGGGCCATTTCATCGTCTGAAATCCGGTAGAATGTTTGCACCTGTTCCGAATCCAAGGCGGATTCGTTCTTTTCGTGTTTCCATAACGACCTGGCGTTTATAAAAGTCGCGCATCGTAATCAATTCGTCTGGTCCCATTTTTGAAAGGGAACGCCCTGCAATCGAATAACTGGAAACATCACCCTGGACGCGGTTGTAAAGGATATCTTCAATGAGTTCTAAATTCTTCTGTGCATCACTTCGTGGATCGGCCGTTGATACTGCCCAGTTTGCTTTGATCTCAAAAGTTCCATACTCGATCTGCTGACGTTTATCGGAATCGGAGGATTTTGTTGCAAATAAACTCCATTGATAATCTCCAACTGTCCATGATGCAGTTGTGGAACCGTCAACTGTTATATGATACTCGGAGCCGGATTCAGTTGCCGTGGTTGCTATTTGTGCCGCACTTGTCGTTGAGGTTGATGAGCCGAACAGCGACGCGTTGAACGTCACCGCATAACTGGCAATTGGATAAGCACTTGTCAGATCACCTCGCTTGAATGCGAAATAATCCCCTGCAATGAAGGGATCAGGCGGCGTTGTAGGCCATTCGGTAGAATCAAAAATATTACTCATTTAAACCTTTTCGCCCATGTTGGTTTGGGTTTCATGTATCTCGGCAATGGAGGTGCCTTTTCCGGTTTCCTGACATCTTCCAGACGTTGCTGAATCCGTTCGGTGTTGACATTCAGCATCGCGAATGCGGCAAGGTTCAAGACTGCTAAATCAAGCGCTTCGTTTCTGGGGCGCATCTTCACATATTCAATTCGCGGAATCCCTTTTGAATATCTCTTAACGGCTTTTTCAGCCGTGAGTTGGTAGCACCATTCTTGATCGAAAAAGTCTGGGATATGCCAATATCCGGGACCGAAATCGACGTTTCGGAGTCGTGCAAAGAGGGTTTCTTTAAGTGTATTGACTCCGATTGGCATGACCGGGACGCGGGCCGAGTTGGATTTTGACGCACGTCCGACGGCAGGGCGCCCGACGCCTCCGACTCCCTTTGATGCATGGACCCGATGGCCGCCCATTCGCTTAATAAATTGGTAAACGCGTTGGGTTTCATACCCGGAATCCACAAGTGTCTGAGAAACTCCGATGCTTTTACCATTAACAAGGCGCCACTCAACGCGCAAATTATCAGCAAGGTCATTCCAAACAGCATCGTTAGCAGGATCACCATAATAGATTTTATGATCCAGGAACCACATTTCTGATAAGTGACCATGACCACATGTAAGACATTCGAGCCGATCTTTTTGGACATCGACCGCGCTTGTGATGACAAGCACTCCATCCGGGACTGGATGCGAATAAACTTCGCGTCTTTCGATAATTTCATTACTCTTTATCTCTTCCGAGTCTTCGGACCAACTTTCGCCCAGGGCCGTGTTAATAAATACTCTCAAGCTTTCCGTCCCGTGCGCTTTTGCTTCTAAGAATTCCCTGACAAGTCCTTCGAGACTTGTCCAGGGACTTGAAAGTGCATTCAACGAAAAGCCTGCGGTCCCGTTAAACTCTGCATTCGAATGCCATCGGCCTTTTTTGAGTGCTTGTTTTCGTTCGATGTCGGTCCATTCAGAGCCGCATTTCTCACATTCAATACATGCGGTTTCGGGTTTCTTGTCTTCCCACTTAACGTGCCGCCACTTCAACGCCTGAAAATGCCCGCATTTGCAGGGCATTTCCCAAAATCTCTGATCTGATTGCTCGAATGCGGCTTCGATCCTGCTTTCATTCTTTACCGTTGGTGTACTAAAAAGGGCTATTTTACGATTAAAATAATTTTGTGTTCGTCTTGATGCTAACGCCACTACATCACCCTCGGCGCCTGCTGAAGGCGGGAAGCGATCAACCTCGTCCATCAACATAATCCGTATCGGCCTGGATGCAAGGGATGCGGGACTATTTGACCCGCTGATCGTGATCCTTGCGCCGTTATAAAAGATTTTCTGCAAAATGCTGTTATCACCTTCTTTCGCCTTTGGATCGCTTATCAGATCTTTAAGTTGAGGCGTTGAATCGATTAAGGGTGCAAGCCGATCCGTTGACCAGGCACGAGCCATTTCCAGACTCGGTTGTATAACCATAAGTGGGCCGTTCGGATCATGTTCGACGAAATAGCCAACGATATTATTTAAGATTTCAGTCTTTCCAACCTGCGCTGATGTCATTACAACGATTCTTTCAACTTCAGGATTCGAAAACGCATCCATGATTCCGCGCTGATATTCAGCACGATCCGTCCGCCAGCGCCCAGGGAACGGCGAACCTACAGGCAGAATCCGTGTTGAGTCAGCCCACTGACTGACTGTCAACTTCGGCGGCGGTTTCATGATCGCGAGCAGATCCGAAGAGAGTGGCGGCGGCGCCAATCTCTGCAAGTGCTTCGCGGATAAGTCCTTCGATAATTTCTTTAATGACTGACGCATCGGTTTCTGTTGCAACAATTCCAGCAACCGACGTTGGAATCGTTAAAAGTTTCGTCTTTGCAGAATGGAAAGCGGCACCAATTTCCTTCAAAACCGCGTCCCGGTCCAGCAAATCGCCTTGGATTACGCGCCGTTCTGTCTGGCTGATCAGCGCGTCTTCTTTCATTTTCAGGTTGCGCCATTCTGCAAAATCGATTGGACCGGATGTGGTTTTCTGTTCTTCGGTCAATTGAATCGGTCGC